TAATGTATCTACCGGAACATAGCCCTGATCAGCTAATTCCTGGGTTGGTTCTTCTGCTTCAATCAAATCGTTTTTTGTATTTATATTTTGAAGTGTTGCCATATATTTTTAATTATGCTATTAAACCAAGCTCTTGAAGCCTGTCTATTAATTGTTCTATTTTTTCTCTGGCAGAAGCGTCTATTGTTACACCACCCGATGGGTCTGATACTGTTGCAGGTTGGTCTACTGGGTCTACACCATAAAACGAAAGAAGTTGATTTGTGTCTGTTCCGATTTTAGTGCCTTTAGTAGTTCCGCTTTTAATATTAACACCATTTTCTAATTGTAAATCTTTTTTAAATCTAAATCTGTCAGGTGCTACCATTTCGGATAGTTCCTGTCGAATTATTTCTCTTACTTTTTCTTCAAAATTTTCCATATTATGTTCCTATGTTATCGTCTTTTTCTTCGTATCTAACACGTAAGCCAGTTAATACAGCACCGCCAGTGCTTTCAACTCTAAACTGTATCTCTCTAAAGTCTTCAAATATAGCACCAGTACTTTCTATATTAACGGCATCGTGATAACGGCTATCGTCTGTGGTTTCGGTTGATATTGTTGTCCAATCGCTATCTTCTGCAGTACGGTATTTAATTACTATTTGTCCGTCTGCCGGTAGTGGTTCTGTTCTAGCACCAACTGCCAATAGTGTTTTGTTTCTACTGGCATCACCAATAAATAATGTTTCATATACGCTTGGATTTGTTTTTGAATAAGTTATGCCGGTTTTAGCTGTTTTATCAGTGTTATAACAAACCCACAAATCACCAAGCCAATAATACAGCCCCTTGTATGTGGTTGCACCCTCTATTACGGTGTCTAGCGTAACCTTGCCATTACTATCTAAAGCCCAAATACCAAGTCTTGTATTATATGAATCGCCATAACCAGGTACATCTAAACTCATCGGGAATAAAAGTATATCGTTTCTTATTGTATTAAATCTATAAAAATTATTTGTTTGTAAATTAGTTTGTCTAACTCCAATCATTTTATTGACCAGAGAAAACTCGCTACCGTTAAATCGTCTAAAATAAACGTCTATGAAATCAGTATCCATTACCATTAAACGACCCTGGAGGTTTGCTATTTGATATATTTTAGAACTTTCAAAATCGTAACGCTCTGTTGCTGTTTCTAGAGATGTATCTCTATCCCAAAGAAATATTGCTGATTTAATTTCGTTTATCCAATTAACCGCTATTGCAATATAGTTTCCATATTGACAAGCCATTGCTATATAAGTATCTTCTGGAAAAGTTATAGAAGCTTGAGCAGCCGCACTGTCACCGTCTTTATACCAAACTTCATTATCTTTAAATATATATAAAATATCGTCTATTGTGTTTAATAAAAATGGTGCGTCATAGGTATATGCACCTAAATCGTCTTCTTGTTCGGTGCTTCCAGACGCTTCATCTAAGTCGTAGCACATTAAATATCTAGCACCGTCTAATAAATACAACTTGGTGTCAGTGCCGTCATTATAAGCTATAAAAGCGTTTTCACTTACTGTTGTTGTATCAAATAAATTACCGTCTGGTGAGTCCCATTCTTCTGTTGTTGTGTTCCACTTTATAATAACGCCATTGCCAGAGCCATTTTCTACTAAACACCACAAAGTATTAGTATTGTTTTTATCAGCACTAGACCAAAATCTTAAAGCTGTAAGACCTGGTAACTGTGCCGAACCCTTATCAGCACTATCAAATCTTGGTTTTAATTTATGCGAAAAACTAAAAGCGTCAAAGTGTTTACTGTGGTAAAACTTTTTAAAATTTTTATCACGTGGGTCGGTTGCCTGACCACCGCTAAATGTATCTATTAATATTTCTTTTATTTTTCCCATTTTAATTGGTTATAATATAATAATCGTCCGTACTTCTACCCTCGTCCCAAAACAAGGTAAAATCCTTTATGTAACAAGTTACTGGTCCACCAGATTGACCGTGGATATAAAGCTGGACTTTTGCTCCTGGGTATACATTAATACTGCTTTCAGTACTTGTTGCGTATGTTTCAGATTCTGAAGTTTTTTCACTGCCAATAGCTATATCATCAACATAAACCTTACCATAAACCGTAGATGCATTAGTGCCACTTCTCATCTTCCACGCTACTTTAATGTTACCCCATCCATTAACAACTATACTTTTAACTTTCGTATAAGCGTCTAATGCAGTATTCCGTTCTGTCGGAGCAATAACTTGTAAATTGTCTGATGATGTAAAACCGTAAAAGGTATTATCCACATAACCCTTACTAGCTATACTTGTACTGGCCGTTGGATATTCATTCAGAGTACCAGAGGCTATATTTACGTCATTAAGATAAGTTTGTCCGTTAAATGTGGTTGTACCTGTAGAAAACGTATGTATCCCAGTCCAATCATAATTTTCGGCTTCATTAACGTCTGCATCGTCCCAAGTTGGTACACCGCTTGATAATTTAAGGACTTGTCCCTCACTTCCAGCTGGTACTGCCTTTATTCCGCTTGTACCATTACCAAGTAAAACAGCGTTGCTTAAAAGCGTGGTTGAGCCTGTACCGCCATAAGCTACTGTTAAAGTATCAGCGTTCCAAGTTCCTGTTGTTAATGTGCCTACGGTTACGAGGTTTTCTAATGTGGTAATATTCGGCAGAGTAGTAGTTGAAACCTCTATTTTAGCGCTGTTTAAGTTTGTAAAGTTCGTATTTATCACGCTACGGCTGTCTGTAAGCCTGTCAGAAGCGTTTATGGTCGTGATCGTAGCGCCAAGCATATCCTCATCGCCTATGACCATTATCGGGTCTACCGGCATTAAATAATAAGCCATAACCGCTATTAAAAGGGTTATGGTAATTGATATTGCCGAAGATAATAATATATTTTTCATACTATTTTGATTCTAATGATAAATCATCTTTGGTTTTTGTTTCCAAAGTTCCCGGAGTCAAAGGATTTTCCCAAGTGCCATTAGCGTCTTCCCAGGTCATAGTTGCATCCTCCCACGTTAAAGACTGGTTTTTACTTTCTTTGCTTAGATCAACCTTGGTTTTATTTTCATTAAATGAAAGGTCTACTTTAGCCATATTATCTATGCATTATTGGATTCATAGTCATAACCTTGCGCTTGTCCTTTTCTCTTTGTGAATATTGTAAAATAAGCTCGTCTTTTAGCTCCATTATCTTTTTCTCATATAAAGCAACTCGATCTTTTTTATATTTTTGGCAATAATCAACTGCTACCATATAGCCGAGTATTTCGTGGTAAGGAGAAGCAAAGCCGGGAACGATAGTTCCGGATGTCCATTCAGCGGAGCTTACAGTGTCGGCTGTACGCTTGAAATAAAGCCTTAAACCGCTTGCCAGGGTGGTGTCATCGGCAGAAGGGGCTGGGAAAAGCTCAATTGAATCATCGCTTAGCTTATCGTAATAAACAGGCAAGCCGTCTGTTTCAAAAGCCTCTCTTAAAGGTATGTCGCCAAACTCGGACTGGTCTATCGGCTTAATGATGTTAAAGTCTCCTCCTGCGTCTTTCACTTGAACATCCATTAACTGCAAAAATCTGTCATTAAAAGAATAGATCCCTTGTCCGGCAACCATTGTATAAGTTCCGATAGGGAAGTTTGAATAATTAGTGTCATCAAACTGTGCCGTGCCGTCTGCGTTAATGAGCCAGCCTACAACCCTTTCATAGGCATTGTTAAAAAGAATCAGCTTGTTGGCGGCGGTGAAAGCTGTGTCGGTAGTATCGCAAAGGAAGTTAATTAGAGTGTTTATGTTAGCAAGTGTCATATATGTCTAATATTAGTAAATATATTTGCCTACGTGTCCCGTAGGTTTAATGGTCGGGTCACACCATACGTCAATTCCTTTCTCCCTTACTTTGTGGCAGAAAAATGCGTCTTCGCCTACTTTTATCATTCCTGTTTCGTGTTCTATCCAGTCAAACCAGGGACGGTCTATCTTCATAAATAGATCAGTTTTAATAAGCACTGTTCCAAAGCCTATTTCTTCACATTCAAACGGTTCTGTAGGCAGATTGTCCTCGGCTATCTTACTTAACTTATCATCGCCTTTTTTCCACACCATATAGCCGGTATTCAGCTGTCTGGGGTGGTAGTTAATGGCAATAATCTCTTTATCCCTACTTAAAAGAGTTTCTAAAGCGTTCTCCGGGAATATCATATCATCATCGATCATAAACAGATGAGAACATCCGTATTGTATTGATTTGGCGGCCAGCATATTGCGGTTTTCCGCTATATGATAGCCCTCGGTAGCCATTTCAAAATGCATTTCTATTCCCTCTCTGGCGGAATAGTCTATCAATCTGTTAAGGGATAAAACCATATTTTGGTCAAACCCCCTATTGCTTAGCAGTCCTAAGCAGACTTTTATGTTAGTGTTCATATCCCTGGCGACTATGATTATCGCCAGAGTATAAATACTAAGCTACAGTAACATCGAATACCAATCCGGTGTGAGCGGCTCGGCAGTTAAGCCCATAATCAACACGGGAAATGACACCAAGACCAGACTGGAGGTTTGGATCTTGAGTGACAACGATCTGTCCATAAGTTGATTTAAGGATACCTACTTGCTGTACGCGCTTAACACCTGCAAAAAGATGTCCAGATGTATGAGAGTTAGACACATAGTGGTCTACACCCATAAAGTGGTAACCTGTCTTGATGCCGTTCTTTAAAGCCTTATCAGCAAGATTGAAGCCGTTAGCCTGTGCAAACTGCTCAAGGATTTCCAAGTCGGCATAGCGCCAAATAATAAAAACCCCGTTGCGGTCAGCCATAGCCTGTCCATTTGCTTCGCCAATTTCACGCTTAATTCCTCTAATAATGTCATCTACGTTGGAAGCTGATACCGTAATGTTACCAGCTGAGCCACCAATAGAGGCGTTATCAAAGTTAGTCCAGGCTGCGTGATTAGCCAGGACAGCAGTTTCTACCCATTCGTTTATGATTTGTCCTTGCCTGTCAGCCAATTCCATCTGATTAACAAGACTACACTGTGCAAGGTCAGCACGGTCGATGAAGACCGGAACTGGCTTGTATGTAGCGATGTCAAGAGTGTCATTGGTCAAGGCGAAGTCGGAGAAACCATAGGCAGTACCCCTAGTACCGGTCTGGATAGACATCTCGGTACTCATATAAGGCAAGTTGAAGATCTTAGTGTCTGAATAGATCACCTCACAAACTTCTTTCCAGTTTGTAGGATAATCAAGACGCTCTTGCAACTTAGTCGCCCACTCTTCAGGATACACGCCTGTGTTAAAAGTATTACTCACAGATTTGTATCAGCGAAAGCGATTCGGTCTTAGCCTAATTGATTGACAACGGAATTGTCAGAAAACTTTGATTTTTGCTTTTCTTTTTGGATCTTAGCGTTCACAACCTTGCGCCTTAGTTCTACTTCGCTTGTAGGAGGAAGCTCGCCCTTCTTCAGCCAATAGTCTACACTATTACGTCCTGAAGTCTGCGCTCGCTTGGTGTTGGTTGGGGTTGCGTTCTTAACGGTTGTTTCTTCTTTAATGGATTTGAGCCTGTTTTTTACATATTCGTCTGCCAGAGTTTCCTTTAAAGAATCGCCGGTTTTGTCCATTATTTTCTTAACAAAACTTATCTGTTCATCTGATTCAACTCCTTTCATTTCCAAATAAGCCAATTCACCATAATCGAAATCGCCCGATTTAGATTTTTTAGGTTCTTCAGAAGGCTTATCTTTTAGCTCTTTGAGCTTAGATTCAGCTTTCTTCGCTCTAGCGAGAAATTGCTTCTCACGGTCAGATAATTCGTCCTTATTTTCCTCTTGTGAATCATCTGTGGTTGTTTCCTCTTCGGAAGTTTCAACCTCTTCCGCCTCATTTTGTGAGTCAAGGTTCTCTGTTTGTTCTTCTGTCATATGTTTAATGGACTTTGACTAGTCCTAAAGCTACTAAAGGTAGTAGCCACCTATTATTAATTTTTAATCACCGTCTTGGTATTCAGTGGACATAATAAAATACATACCACCGCTTACATCACCCTGCATAAGCTCGATCTTAACAAAGTTACCGTCAGCAATAACCACATTCAAGCTATCACCCTCAAGTAATACTCCACCAGTACCGGCTGTTACAGTAGCATTATTTCCTGAACTGTTTCCTACTAAAATTGACTTTGTCATACCGTCTCCACGAAGACAATCACCATATAAAGCATTTGCAGATGGCATTGTAAGCGTGAAAGCACCGGCGTTTATTGCTCCGTCAAGCTCAATGTAGTTATTGTCGCAAACTTGCGCTGCAGTAAGGGTCAGATCTCCTGCGGAAGTAGTAGCGGTAATAGTGGTTGTTGCGCCACCGAACATAGCACCGCCGTAAAAATACATCTGATCATATACATCAGGACCGGCAACAGCGCCAAGTTTATCAG